CCGGCGACGAGCACTTTGCCGTTAAATAACAACGCGGATGCGTGCGTGGCGCGTGAAAAATATTGAACGAATCAGTGCGCGTGAACGCGCGTACACCGAAGCGAACCGCGGAGTGATACGGGCTCGCTGGGAACTGAAACCGACCGAACGCGCTCTGAGGCACGCACGGGACCGCGCTAAGCGAACCGGGATCGCGTTCACGCTTGATCGCGTTGATATACGGCGCCGCGTTCAACTCGGTCGCTGCGAACTGACTGGAATCTCGTTTGTATCGAAGATCGGAACTGTGAAGGATCGTGCTTTTTATGCGCCTTCAATTGATCGCATTGACTCAACAAAAGGATACACACCAGAAAATGTCAGAGTGATTCTTTCCGGACTCAACATCATGATGAACACGTGGGGTGCCGAGAAAATATTGGAAATGGCAGACGCGTTGCGTGTACATGCGGAGAAGGCAAACTAATGAGCTTCTTCGGAAACCTGGCGCGCTATCTTCGGAAAAGTTCTTCTCCGGATTGGTCCACATTAGAACGATTTCTGGCCTGGAGTTTCGGCGGAGGCGCGGCTTCTTCAGGTATTGTCGTAAATCCTCAAACCGCCCTTCAATCGGCAGCCGTCTACGCGTGCGTCAAGGTGCTCGCCGAGTCGATCGCGATGCTTCCCTGCACGCTCTATCGCAAGGGCGCTGGTCAGTCTCGCGCGCCGGCCGAGGATCATCCGCTTTTCGAATTGCTGCGCTACCAGCCGAACGAATGGCAAAGCAGCGTCGAATTTTTCGAGATGATGGTCGCGAGCCTATGCTTGCGCGGCAATGGCTACGCGTGGCCCAATCGTTCGCGCTCAGGCGAAATAATCGAGCTGCTACCGATGCACCCGGACGTGGTCAACGTGACGATGGAATCCGGATTCCGACTCAACTACCAGATCACGCTTTCGGATGGTTCGTTCAAGGACCTCGGCGCGGGCGACATTTTTCACGTCCGAGGCCTCACGCTGAACGGATGGCTTGGCATATCGCCGATTGCGTATGCGCGTGAGTCGATTGGCCTGGCGCTCGCGGCTGAAAAATTCGGCGGCCAGCTTTTCCGCAACGGCGCCAAGATGAGCGGTGTCCTGGAGCACCCGTCGCGGCTCTCCGAAGGCGCCGCCAAGCGGCTGAAGGAGTCGTTTGACCTTGCGACCTCCGGCGAGCACGCGCACGAGACAGCGGTGCTCGAAGAAGGGACGAAATTCACGAAAATCTCGATCGCGCCGGAGGACGCGCAATTTCTGGAGACACGCAAGTACCAGCGCAGCGAAATAGCGGCGATTTATCGCGTGCCGGCGCACCTGATCAACGACCTGGAGAAGGCGACCTTTTCGAATATCGAGCAGCTTGGCCTCGAATTCGTCTCGCTATGCCTGATGCCGTGGATCACGCGCTTCGAACAGGCGATCCGGCGCGACCTGATTGCGCGAGACGAGCGGCCAACCTACGGCGTGGCGTTCGATGTGTCGGCCTTGCTGCGCGGCGACGCCGCGGCTCGCTCCGCGTATTACCACAACGGCATTCTCGACGGATGGCTGCTGCGCAACGAGGCGCGCGCCATGGAATCCGAGCTCGGCGTGGTGCTCAATCCGATCGATGGGCTCGACAAGCCGCTCATGCCGCTGAACATGACAGAGGTCGGCGCTGATGCTGCTGCTGACGTACCAGCCGACGCGACTCAGGACCCGCCAAGCGGTGCCGCGAGTCGCTTACGGCTTGCAACCGCCTAGTACGGAGGATCACCACGTGGGATCGGAAGACCTCGGCATCAAGCAGCAGCAACGCAGGGCGATCGAGGACCTGCTATCGGTTGGCAATGCGGACTGCCGCCTCGCCCTGTCCACGGGGGGTCAGTTCCCGGCGACCGGTACCAATGACGACGCGGCCGCCGGCGACCTGGGCGAGGTTATGACGGCGACGGCTGCGCCTGGGACTGTGAACCTCAGCACGGGCACAGCCGCAAACGTAGCGACCCTAGCAGGCTTGACCGGTGGCGATTGGGACATCGACGGCGTCGTCAACTACACGCCGACTACCGGAACCAGCGTCACGCAACTGGCGCAGGGTGCCAGTACGTCTACCGGCGCGCTTGGCGCCCAGGACACGTATTCGCAGGATTTATTCGCGGCAATCGTGCCTGGCTCCGGCAACCTGATCACCAAAGTGATCCCGACGCAGAGAATCAAAGTCGCAGCGGGCGTCTCGACCCCCGTCTACCTCGTCGCGAAGGCGACTTTCAGCGTTGCAGCTCTCACGGCTGGTGGCACGATCCGGGCGCGGCGCCCGCGTTGACGGGAGATACGACAAAATGGCCGTCGAACTGAACGGAACGGGCGAATCGCACGCGAAATCGCTGATCAGCGGCGGCAAGGTCGACAAGACTTCGTCCTGGTCGATGTCCGCCGACGACGAAAACGCGATCCTCGGCACTGACAACTGGGCGACCTACGCGTCCTGGCACCTCGGGGTCGATCGCGGCGCGGCCGACAAGACGAAGGCGCGCTATCGCTACCCATTCGGCAAGGGCGAAAAGGTCTACCGCTCGGCCCTGACCGCGATCCGCCAGCGCGCCGGCCAGCAGGATGCGGCAGCGATCTTCGCGGCGGCCGGGCGCCTACTCGATCAGATCGACGGCAAGGGCAAAAGCGCCGAGCCGGAATGCGAATTCAAGGCCGCGCGCTTCGAGTATCGGTTCACCGAGACAGACGCCGCCACCACGAAGGGCTCGTTCGAAGGCTACGGCAGCGTCTTCAACAACGAGGACGACTACGGCGACATGATGGCGCCGGGCGCGTTCGCTGGCACGCTGGCCGATCACGAAGCGGCCGGCACTATGCCGAAGATGCTGCTCAATCACGGCGGGATGGGGAGTTTCTTCTCGTCGCCGTCGCCGGAGGACCTTCTCCCGATCGGCAAATGGACCTCCATGAGCGAGGACAGCAAGGGCCTGCAATGCAAGGGGCGTCTGATCAACCTGAACACCGAATCCGGCATGCGCATCTACGGCGCGATGAAGGAGAACGCGCTGGATGGCCTGTCGATAGGCTTCAAGGCGACCGATTTCACCAGAGGCACAAAGGAGAACGAGCCGCGCCGCACGATCAAAGCGGTCAGGCTGATGGAGGTTTCGCCCGTGACGTTTCCGGCGAACACCTCAGCTCAGATTTCTTCGGTCAAGTCGTTCGACTTCGCCGATGCACGAACCGCCGAGAAGCTGCTACGTGACGTGGGCGGCTTCTCGGGGCTGCAGGCGCGGCAGTTCATCGCTGCCGTGAAATCGTTGGGGCTACGTGACGTGGGCACCGACACCGAAACGAAGGCGGCCGTCGAGGCAATGCGCAGAAGGATGCAGATGCTTCGGGCCTGACGCCACCCAACTCAAGAGGAAAACGAAATGTCCGACTTGTCGGAGCTGACACGGATGATCGACGACGCCAACAAGGCGTTCGACGAGTTCAAGAAGGCGAACGACGCTCGAATCGAGGAGCTGAAAAAAGGCGGCACGGTGCCGGCCGATCTGCTCGCGAAGATCGATGCGGTCGCGAAGGATTTCGGCGAGCAGAAAAAGCTGATTGAGATCATGGAAGCGAAGATGAAGCGCCCGAACTTCGGCTCTATCGGTTCGGCGCTCGTCATCGTCGGCGGTCGCGAGATAAAGGGCTATGTCGAGGACGAAACGCAGGCCGAGCATCGCAAGCTTTTTCAAAGCTACGTGCGCAAGGGAATCGAGTACAGCCGCGACATCGAGCAGAAGGCCCTGAGCATCTCATCCGGCCCGGACGGCGGATTCGCTCTGCCGAAAGTGATCGATGCGATGATCGATATGACCATCGTCAACATCTCGCCGATCAGAGCGCTCGCTCAAATCGTTCAGGTCAGCACGCCGGACTATCACAAGCTGATCAACATTCACGGCACCGCGAGCGGCTGGGTCGGCGAGAAGCAGGCGCGTACAGCGACCGCGACGCCGCTGCTCGAGGACATCAACCCGCCGATGGGCGAGATTTACGCCTTCCCGCAGGCCACGCAAACGATGATGGACGACGTTTTCTTCAATGCCGAGACATGGCTATCGGATGAGGTGACGCTCGAGTTCGCGCGCGCGGAGGGCGCCGCCTTCTGCAACGGGACCGGAATCAATCAACCGCGCGGCTTCACGACCTACACGGTTGCAGCAACGGCGGATGCGACGCGAGCGTTCGGCACGCTCGAGTACACCTACACCGGATCCGCCGGCGCCTTCAAGACGACCAGCGCGACGGTCAACCCGTCGGACGACCTCATCACGCTGGCCGGCCGGATGAAGAAGGGCTACCGTGCCGGCTGCTCTTGGGTGATGAACAAGAACACGCTGTTCGCCGTCATGGCGATGAAGGATTCCGTCGGCCGCTACATCTTCAATCCGACCAGCGCGCCCGGCATCGATGACACGATACTTGGCTATCCGGTGACCGAAGCCGAGGACATGCCGGACTACACGACCACGAACGCGCTGGCGATCGCCTTCGGCAACTTCAAGCGCGGCTACCTGATCGTCGATCGTGTCGGCACGCGAGTTATCCGCGACCCGTTCTCGAACAAGCCCTACGTCGGCTTCTACACTACCAAGCGACTCGGGGGCGCCGTTACGAACAGCGAGGCGATCAAGTTCCTGAAGTTCGGAACGAGTTGATCCGCCCATCCCAACCAACGCAGAGGATTCGCAAATGGACTTCGATCTTCACAGCAAAATAAGGACCATGGTCGGGGTGGCGCCGGTCGCCGTCGGCACCACGGGCACCGGTCAGGCGGGCAAGATCATCGACACGCAGGGTTATGGCGGCGTTGAATTTCTCATCGCCTACGGCACCGTGACCGCAACTACCGCCGTTTTCACGGTCACGATGAACGAGGGCGCCGTTACCAGCACTATGACCGGCGTCACCGGAACCGATCAGCTCGGCACGCTTCTGCTTGCCGGTCTGGCGGCGGCGGCGACGCGTACCTCTGGCACGACGAAGAACGTGACGAAGCGAGTCGGCTACTCTGGCGCGAAGCGATACGTTCAATGCGGGGTGAAATCGACCACGACGGCCGGAACGCCCGTAGCAATCACGGCGGTCCTTCACACGCCTAACCTCGCTCCGACGCCGAACCCGTAAGCGCATCGCTCAACCTTTCGCCGAGGCGGCTTATGCATGTATCGATCGTAGGGCTGGGTCCAACCTCCGCGGCCTACGTCGATTACTGTAAGCGCCTCGGCGATCGGCGCAGATTTTGTGACGAGACTTGGGTGATCAACGGCTTAGGGCCAATCTTGGATCATGACCTGATGTTCCATATGGACGACGTGCGCATTCAGGCGATCCGGGCCGCAGCCGATCCGGGCGGCACGATCGCGCACATGGTCGAATGGATGAAAACGCACGACCGCCCGATCGTGACGAGCATTGCGCATCCGGATTTTCCGGCCCTGGTCGAATTTCCGCTCGAGGAGGTCATCAACGAATTTCGCTACGGGTACTTCAACTCGACGGCCGCCTATGCCGTCGCTTACGCGATCCACAAGAAGGTGACGCGGATCAGCATTTGGGGCATGGATTTCACCTATCCGGACGCCCACGATGCTGAAAAGGGGCGCGCCTGTGTCGAATACTGGCTGGGCGTGGCGACCCAGCGCGGCATCCACATCGCGATGCCGCAGCAGACGAGCCTCATGGATTCGATGTACACGCACGCGCAACGCTTCTACGGCTACGACTGCGTCGATCTGGACTTCCGGCTCCAAGATGGCCGCTTCTCGATCGCGATGAAAGAAAAAGAGGCCTTCCCGACCGCTGCGGCTATCGAGGAAGCGTACCGGCACGACAAGCACCCGAACGGCATGATGATCGAGGTCCCTGCCGATGCGTGAGCACCTGGTCCTGCGCAGCGGACCGACGTCCGAGCCGATCACGCTGACCGATGCGAAGCTCCAAGTCCGGCAGACCGAGACGTTCGACGATGCGCTGATTCAGGCTTTGGTTTCGGCGGCCCGGCAGTTCGCCGAGACGGTCACGCGCCGCGCTTTCATGGCGCAGCGATGGACCTACCTCCTCGATCAGTTCCCGCGGCCAGGATTCAACGTCGGATCGGCCAACTGGTATGGGCCGCAGTGGGGCATCAACCCCGGCCCGATGACGGTCCTATCGCCCGACGGCTTCACCGGCTACGAAATTTTCCTGCCGCTGCCGCCTCTGATCACCGTCGAATCGATCACCTACATCGACAGTGCGACCAACGCGGTACTGACGCTCGATCCGTCGCAGTATCTCGTGGTCCCGTCCGAAAAGGCGCTGATCGTCCCATCATTCGGCAATGTATGGCCGCAGACGCAGCAGCAGAAGGCTGCGGTGACCATCAAATTCACGGCGGGCTATGCGGCTCCCATCACGGCCGTGGATACGGTCGCCAACACGATCACGGTGCCGCTGTGGCCGCAATTGAACATAGGCGACACGCTCCGCGTCTCTACCATCGGCGGCACGCTGCCGACGCCCGACGAGGCCAAGG